TAGTATTACAAAAGGATATTGGATAGTTATCAAATGCGAATAAAAGTGCATAGATCACCTATGGAATATTTGTAGAACAATAGACAATTCCCGTTGCGGTTGTAATTCGCTCGGTACCATTTACAATGCCACTAGATAATATTTTGCGTGCCGCTATAGGATAGAGATTATTACCCTGTGCATTTGGGAAAAATTGCGGATCACCTGAGGAATTTTCATAAACAATATTTCCAGTACTTCCAGACACGTACAAATAACAGCTTGGTTTTACAAAATTTGTGTCTACTACTGCTAAATCGGAATAACCAAATGCAAATCCCCAACTAATCATAATAATCCCTTAATCCGTTTGGTCATAATATATAACATCATACGATACTTCAGTTATCATTTCACTCTCTAACGCCAGCACTAGTGTCTGATAACTTTTCACCCCATGGCTTGACCAGTCATGCACAGGATTGTCTTTAAATTTACCCATCTTATCATCAAATTCTTTCTCGTAGTTAGAAAGGCAGTCTATTAATCTTTGTGTGTTTTCTTCATTAAATGTGGTCATGTAAAGCTTCTGGCGTATCGCTTCAATAGCCACTTTATGTTTGCTGGGACGTTTCACAATAATAGCGTTATATCCCATTTCACATAGATAATCTTGTGTGGTTTTTAACCCATCACCGAAATTTCTATTTGCGCCATCATGTGGTAAAACCTGCATTTTCAAAATTAAATTTCTAGAATTGCAAAATGAATTGATCTCACCAACATAAAACGATAAGGCTCTATTATTATTTTCTATATACCCAATAACAGTCGGCCACAATTTACCAGCTCTTGATTCAAATTGGGCAAGCGTAATAGCTGTATAATCAGAAACGCCAATATCATAAAAAGCATACACTGCTTTATTCGGTAGATAATAGTTTTTGATAATCCTGTCGGACTCGTGAATCGCATTGATTGCGATTGCGAAATATTTCGTTTCTTCATTAATCTGGACATTACCGTAATACTCTTGCTGAATAAGGTACTCAGGCATACCCGCTCGTCTGTCTTCATCAACATCCTCATCAGTAATATAGGGATTCCCTTGTTCATCAACCAATGAATTAATATTTTCATCTTTGCAAAACCATAAGGGATCGCCTTGATTCTTTTTAAGCATCCAATAAAAATGATTCATTCCATCATAGGTCGATTGACCAAATAACCATCCCTCATTTTGCCTTAATACTGGCATCATATTATAAAGAACTTTTGGGTCTGAGAATGCTAATTCAGAAAAAACTATTCCTCTTGGGTTTGTTCCTCTTAATTTTTCTGGATCGATATCACACCCAACCACCCATATCAAACTGCCATTTGTTAGGTGAAGCGTCATGTCTGCATCATTTGGTCTTTTGGCTAATAGCCTTCTAGGCAACATTTCAATAAATTTAATACTGGCGCCTGTTATTTTGTTTAACATAGCCCCTTCCCACAAAATTTTACGTGCTCGAACGTTTGTGGGGTATACCATGAGATACATTCCTGGCTCACTAATTGCAAAATCTAATATTAGATTCCAGGTTGTAACCTCTTTTCCGCTTCGTCTAGGCCATTGAGCTAAGATTCTTTTTGATATTTTATTAACTAATACATCTCTAATTTCGATCTGATAGGGTCTAAAATCAACTACAGGAATTTGAACCTCATACCCATCAGACCATTTGACGATTAAATTATTCTTTTCATCACGTGTTAAATCATATTCACCTGATGAGCGTGTCTGATATAAGCTCAAAGCCTTATCTCGTAAGACTTTTATCTCTTGTAAAGAACTCATATTGTTAAGTCTTAATTATTTTTAATGCAATTGCTGCGGATTGTATGATATTAAATGCCGCACTTGCACCAGTATTTCCAATTGCTGTTGTTGAGGTAATTGCAACTGACGAAGTACCGCCGGCTGGCTTACTTAATGTCACTGAATTTAATGGTGATTGACCCGCAGTATTAGCAATTGGGAATGCAGTTGTTGAGGTTGTGGTTGCTGTATGATTATGGGCTGGTAATTGTAGTGGATCGGTAAGTGTTTCAGTTTCAGCGCCACCAGTATCACCAACGGCATTTCCGATAGTTGCACTGCCGCTTCCCCCTGCCCCTATAGCCACACGTCTTCTATAATCTGGCACATTAAAGGTCGTGGATCCATCTCCAATACCCCATGTCACGCCAATAACCGAAAACAAGTCATCGTATGTAGCTCTTGAGACTGCTGCGCCATCACATAATAAAAAGCCGGTTGGTGCAGAAGTGCCAGCAAAATCTAGCATGGAACCTGTTGGCGTTGACGCTAAAACATATCCTGTTAAATAAGTTAATTGGGCTGCCACTGTTGTTGATACTGCGTTTACATCATCATAATAACCAACTAATGCCGCTCCATTGGTTGTAGGCTGTGCATTAGCTAATTCTGAACGCAATGTAGATACATCTGCTGGCTGTTCAAGCGTTGCCGCAATTACTCCATCGGCTGAACCTAGCCAAGTTTGGCCAGCACTTAAAACCGGAATTTGAACATTGGCTGAAATCGTAGATTCTGGAATATATGAGTTTACGATATAGGATAAATTTCTTCCTAATGTATAGGATTTATTTTGCTGTGAAATTAATAATAATTTATCAAGAGCGGCATCAAGAGTGAACCCTGAAAATGTTGCTGCTTGCGAAAACTCGACATCTAATGAAGCCTGTACATCGCGAACTATGGTGACTATGTATCCATTTGGTGGAATATGTCCACCTAAAAAAGTAAGTATTCCACCAGAAATCGGATCTAAATTTGCAGCATACGTGTAATCAACATTCCATTCTTTAATATCATCTTCTGGAATTGGTGGCGCTGCTGATGCCTGGGTAAACACATCTAGATTTGGTGTTCCATCTGTTTCAATTGGAGTATAAAAAGGAACAATATAATCCGCGGTTATACCATCGGCCACATATTGAACGATTGTATTTTGTTGTGGTAAGTCTGACATAATTCATCCTTAAAATAATGGCTTCTGGCCTGGCTCAGTATATGGTTTGTTTCCTAAAAACGAATCAACGTAATTTGATATAACCGGTACTGTACCTATTGGGTTAGCCACATTAATCCAATCCTTTACATTTTTTTTGGCGCCCTTTAAATCTCCTGTTGCTAAAGCAATAGCTGAGATAAAGGGGTCGGCAGCAAATCTAATGGATGGCGTTGCTACAAGAGACGCAGTTACAGTTTTTGCGGTGGCCTTGTCATTTAGTATTGTTCCAAATATACCTAGACCACCTGCTAATATTTTACCGTAATACTTTATTTGCTCGCTCCTGCTCATCTTAGTCGGATCAGGAGGTGTCAATCCTCCTGCAATCGCCACTAAAACTTCGGATAATGAAGCCAGCATCATAGTTCCTAATGACATATTCAATGCATACATCATTCTAGCTTGGTAACTATCAAAGTCTTGCATGCCCCCTACCCATACCCTTTTCATGTACTGAATCGGGTAGCCTTTAAATTGCATAATCATTCTCATAGCCTCACCACCAGCCGTACCAGCTCGTAGGTTTCCCGTAGTAATCATATTGGTGTAGGCAGTTGGGTTTAGAACTGAAAATTCATGAAGCGTATCAAACATACCAAATACTTTTCGGTACAAAGTTTGTCTATAATCAGATAGGGGGACGATTTTATCGCTTTTATTCCATAAGGCCCTCAGCTCGCTATCAGTTAAGTTATCAACATTATCAGTTGAGAATAATCGCTTTTCAGTTTTAGACCGTAGCGCATCCCATTCATGATCACTAATGTTAAATCGTTTTAACCAGGACTGTTGCTGATTATTTAATGCTTCGAATGATTTTGTTGAATCCTTGCCATAAGTTTTCATGACTGGATCCATAGCACTTAATTTATTTCCTTTGTCCCAGGCATCCAAACCTACACCATGAAAGAATTTATTAGATAAACGACTAACAGTATCACCCATACCAGCTGTATCTATATAGCGTGATACTGTGCCCATATGAACATTCAATGAAGAAGACATGGTGCGAGCTAAGATTATTCTGCTTTCACCTGGCATCAAATTAAATGCATTAGCAATTGCATTAAAATAAGGTGCCCAATAGCCGGCCCCTGCCCTTTGTGCCATACCTCCAATATTTGATATGTCGGGGATACTACGCAATACTATTTTTCCAAGTCGTGCCATTGATGATAGCGATCTTATACTACTACCAATATTTGCAACTGTTGGATTCCAAGCGCCTTTATTCACGCCCAATAAATTATTAAATAAGCTATCAGTTAAGCTGTATTGTACTGAATTGAGTGGCGTTACAGGATTTTTAGCAACCTGAATATGGCGCATTTCGTTATACATCATCTCAGGCGCACTACCCATTATCTGTGCCATACCTGTTTGTTGACCCGACATGTTAATGTCCATCAACCAGGATTTGAATAATGAACCTTGGCCAAATTCTTTATTAGCCATCCCGTAGCTTTTCCAGTCTTTATATTTATAGAACATATGTCTTGTACGTTCTATTTTCGCCCAGTCTTTAGATACAACTGGCTTTGTAAATAGGACACCGTTCCCTTGAATGATATTGTCGAAGCTATTACCTATCATTTGAGTAACTATTGCATCATCAATTTCGCCCTCTGTATTCATGGCCTTGGTATTTTTAAATGTACCTTCAATATCTATGAGGGATTTTTGGAGCGCCACCCAATTTTCTTTACCCATGGCATTCAGTTTTGAAGGGTTATAGGTGTTTCTAAAATACCTGTCTTCATTTAATTCTTGGGGCTTCATAGCGTCCGACTGAATAAGCATGGCATTTCTTGAGTCTGGATAGGCGCGAAGTGATTCCCCCATTGAGCGAATTAGTGGATTATCAGTTTCCATTCCATCGGCAACAGCATAAACCGAATCATCCATTTCGCCTTTTGTTAAAATCTCTAATTCTTCTTTAGACATTTTGCCAAATGATTTGTGATGCAACACTTGTTTGGCCGCATTATTAGCTGTCTCAATATTGTAATCTGTATTTTTTGAGGTCTTTTCAAGAAATGATTGTGTATCAATTCCAGAATCCATTTTAGTTTTTATAGTGTCATACTTACTCATGTTACGTGCTGCACGTGCTGAATCATCTAGCATTGATGCAAGATGCCCCTGATTAATTTCTTTTATAGCTGCATCACGTGGAAATGGAGTTCCAGACCTTTGTAGCTCTCTGGAGCGTGAGGCTACCTTATTGATGTAATCATGCAGTTCATCACCCGTAAACAGGTTTAATGCTTGCCTTGCTGTATCAACGCATTCATTTTTAGTTTTAGTCATTATTCACCTAATGCGCATTTGATTAATTCATCAAGCGCTTTCTCATTCTCGCTAAACTGTCTGAACTTTTTCTCGGATGTTTCAAACTCTTCACGGGCAAACTTTAATTCAGATGCCTGTACTTTTTCTATTGATGATTCATCATATAAAATATCAGCTCGATTTGTTTCGGCTTCCTTTGTCATTATCTCTAGTGGATTAGCTTCAACATTAATTCCAGACTGTTCAAACTCTCTAACGAACGGGACGGCTCTTTCAACCCTGCTATGAAGATATCTTTTAACACTATCAGGATCAGCAAGACGCGAAGCATTAGTATCAACCATCTCACTAAATTTCTTAAGGACTTCATTAAGACCTTGTTGTTTAGCATTAATGGCCTCCATATTAACTCGATCAAGTAGTACCTTAGCAGGCGGCCACACTTGCGATAAGTCCTCTAATCGGTGAAAAGCATCCTGGCTTTTATAGTCATAAGCCAATTTGCCATCTGGCAATAATTGTTCTTTCAAATGAAGTAATTCATCAGCTGGTTTTAATAAATTATCTTCTTTTAATTGTTCTTTTAAAAAAATATGCTTCCCTTCATTGTACAAACGCTGATATTTTTTCGAGCGCCTTGCTTCAATGAGTTTAATTTTCTTTACGATTTTTAATTTATCACGAATGCTTTTAGGCACATAATAAGGAATATCGCGTATATCATGGACGCCAATTTTTTTAAGATGTTCGTAGATGTTTTTTTGAGAAAATAATTCACGCTTCATCATGCCTTTTGGCAATTCCCGTGTAAGTGCCGTTTCAAAAGCCCTCAATGCGTTGCTGTGCGCTTCAATTTTCATGCCTAAATTGTGCGTCAAGCCCTGGATGGCCTCAAGCATATTAGGGTTTTCCCTCATCATAGCAATGTAACCATCAAGCTCATTATGAATAATGTAGCTAGATAACAATTGATTTTCTTCTGCAGAAAGATTTGTAATGCCCTGATCAAACAAGGCGCTTTGCAGATTCTTTACACCATCACGGGTTAGAACCTCATTCCATACTCTACCTGTCACGCGGTCATAAGGTATCTGCAAGGACTCTAATACTTTCAAGCCTCCTTCATGAACTTTGCCCATATCATTAGGATTTTCTAGGTAATCTAAGT